CGTCATGCGCGCACTCTGGATTTACTATCCGCAGGATTCCAGGGCCGCAGCAACCGACGACGCCTACATGTGGGGAAGCTCGATCCTGGTTGCGCCGGTGATCGAGAAAGGGGCCATGCAGCGAAAGACCTATCTGCCACAAGGACAATGGTGGGACTTCTGGACTCACGCCAGGATTGACGGCGGAAAGGACGCGGTGCGGGATGTGGACCTCGAGACCCTGCCTCTCTACGTCAAGGCAGGCTCAATTCTGCCGATTGGGCCTGTCAAACAATATGCCGATCAATATGCAGATCAAGAAGCCGCTGAGCCGCTCACGCTGAGGGCGTACCCAGGTGCCGATGGGAACTTCAGCCTTTACGAGGACGATGGAATTAGCTACGGCTACGAGCACGGGGGGTTCACAAGACTTGAATGCGCGTGGAACGACAGGTCTCGGACACTCTCCCTCAAGATAATCGCGGCTCAGAAAAAGCCGGAGGTCTCCCGGCAACTTGTGATCGAGGTAGTCGGCATGACCGGCAATAAAACAGTCACTCTGGACGAGCGCCCGCTCGCCGTCAAGTTCTGAATCAGATTTTGCGAGGGGAGGCGTGCTGCGTTCCGCAGCTTCTCTTTGAATTACATTGAGCGTGCGCGGGCCAGTTCCACGATCTTTTCGATCATGTCTGCGTATGAGTAGCTGGCTTTCTTGGCTGCCATGGTGAACTCGGCGGCGCTGGCGAGCCATGGGTTGGGGTTCGCTTCGATGACGTAGACCTCGCCTTTCTCGTTCAACCGCATATCAATGCGGCCGTAGTCGCGCAGCTTGAGGGCCCGATAGGCGGCGAGCGCGGTGTCCCGAAGGTTTTTTGCGATCTCCTCGTCGAGGTCTTCAACCGGCGCGGATTTTGTCACTTTGTAGGCCTCGGTCTCGTAATCGAACTTCACGTCCTGGCCGGCGATCCGCGGGGTTCCTTTGGGAAGCTTGGAAAGGTCGAGTTCAATAAGGGGCAGCACCTCGGCATTATCGTTGCCCAGAATAGAGGCGTAGATTTCGCGGCCTTCAATGTACTCCTCAATGAGCGCCGGGCTGTCGAATTCCTCGTGAATGTAGTCGATGCGTTCCATAAGCTCTTTCACGCTTTCGACGACGGAGCCGTTGTCGATGCCGATAGACCCGTCTTCGGAGACAGGCTTCACGATCAGCGGAAACTTGATATCGTGCGAGTGATCGGTGCGGCCTTTGTAGGACGTTGCGAAGTCAGGGGTATTTATCTTGTGGAAGTCGAAAATCTTTTTTGCGATCGACTTGTCCTGCGCAAGATAGAGCGCCTGCGGGTCGCTGCCGGTATATGGAATGTCCAGCAGCTCCAGATAGGCGGCGATGTTCTTGTCCATCCTGTCGTCGCCGGCGTAAGACTCTGTGAGGTTGAAGACGAGGTCGGCGCCGGACCTTGCAAGCGCAAGCAGCGATTGATTCTTGCCGTCGAGGACATGATAGGAAGGTTCATGCCCAAGCTTTGTCAATGCCTCGAAGATCTCTTCGCGGTCGTGCAGCGGATCTTTTTTCTTCTTTGGACGCTTGCCGCTCTTACCGCGCGGCGCCTTCACCGGCTCCGGCTCAGGCTCAGGCGGGCCCTCTTCCCAGACGTCGTGCAATATCGTTACTTTCAGGTTTGCCATGATGCCTCTACGCCTTTTCGGTTTGACTCACATCCGCAGCCGATGGCGATGTGAAACGCCAATCACGGCAGAATGAACTTGCCCCGAGTGATGTAGTTCATCGCCAGAGCTGTCGCGTATACAGCGACCTCGGTCAAATAGTCTCTTTCACATTTTATGTCCGCACGCAGGCCGAAGTCGCTGACTTTTGCTTCAATGGCTTCCACCAGCTTCTTCACCAGCGGGCGCTGAACGCCGGTCCAGTAATTCACTTTGTCGACGAGAATCTTGCGGTTCTCGCGAAGAAGATCGACCGCGGGACGAACATCGTTCCTGCGATGCTTCGATACGTTGAAGATGTCCCGCAGATCAGCGTCGAGTGGAAGCTCGCCGGGAGTAAGCTGCTGATCGAGCGCCCGCTGATAGAACTCGCCGACCGTCACATCCATTTCGTCGACGGTAATATCGGTATCGCCGTGCGCGACTACCGGGTCGGCGCCGCCGAGCTTGTGGCCTGTGCGATCCATGTAGAGCAGCTTCTTCATCGCGCCCCATCCTTTGTACCGCTTGCGCCAGTTGGAGCGAGGTGTCAGCCAGACCGCGAAGGTTTCAGCGAAGTCCTCATCGGGATGTTTTTGTGCGTACCAGCCTTCCATGTGCCGTACGAACTGGCGCGAGAACGGAACCGGTTTGTAGCTATCCCGGTAAGGCCGCCGGAACGGTCCGAAGAGGCTGCGCCACTCTTCCGTTTTATACAGAGCGTAAGCGTAGTTGAAGGCGTGGCCGGCCTCGTGGCGCATGTACATCATGATCTGCCGCGCGTCTTCAATGTCGTTCATCTCCGATTCAAGCCGCTGCAATTTCGGATCGGCCAGATAGAACGGAATTCCGATGACGGGCTCCATGTTGGGGCATCCCCACTCATCGGTGAGGTAGCACTTAGGGCGGAACCTATTGAGCTTCTTGGCATCCAGCTCTTTGTAGAGTTGCTGAACGAAGCGTTCAAGGGGAGAGCCTTCCAGCTTCAGGCCGAGCTGCTGAATTGGTTTGGATAGGATCTCCTGGACCTCAACCGATGTTTTTTCGAAGTTGGCCACAGATGGTCAAAGCGTAGCACAGGGAAGGTGCAGTTCGATTGGATGCCAGTTGCCTTCCGGAGGACAATGTGGCAGTGTCCGAAAGAGGCCCGGTCAGTCTATAACAATAATATTTTCAGTTAGTTGAGTGGTTGAGATGCGATGTTCCCGGGGAAAGTGAAGTGACGGAAAGGATGGTGGCAAGGGACGGGATTGAACCGCCGACGCCAGCCTTTCGAGGGCCGCGGACCACACCACTGCGCTATCGCTCAAGGGGCCGAGCGCGGCAAATGTTTTGTGCTTGGATGTTGGATGTAAGTGGTGGCCAGGGACGGGATTGAACCGCCGACGCCGGCCTTTTCAGGGCCGCGCTCTACCACTGAGCTACCTGGCCTCAGTGCAGACTTTGAGTTGCAACTACCTGCGCGGGTCCCGGCGGAGCCGGAAAGAAGGATGGTCTTGATCCACGGACAGTGCTCTGCAACAACCTGAATAGTATACCAAGTTCTCTTGACGCGACCAAACGGCAAGCGGCGCTTCCGGCCTTCAAACCACTCATCGAACTGGCCATTGAACCGGCCATCGAACCGGCCATTGAACCAGTCATCGAACCAGCACGTGAACGACTCCGCGAACCACTCTTCGCAGACGTGAATTTCTCCGCCGCAAATGGGTAAAGATTCAAGCAGTGTGGCTGCCGGATTTACGTGTCACCGGCTGCCGGATTTACGTGTCATGACTCGTGACATACAATTCTGGGTGGCCCTGTCATAAACCACCCAAAATCAGGGCTAGACGGCAGCCCAATCCATCCCTCAAGAGAAGGTATGCCAGGAACCGCTGTGATAGCAGTACCCCTGCCAGGGAGAGGCTGTGGTATCGAAACAAATAGCCTTATCCACGCCCGGCAGCGCGCCGCTCGGATTGGCCTTCAGAGCGACGATGAATTCGGCCCATTTCGTCGACCCGCTGAAGGTGAATGCATAGCTCTCCGCTCCAGAGCTTCCTTGCACGTTGTAGCCACTCGCCCAAGCCGTGTTGCTCTGAAGCGCTGTGAGGTTCGTACTCACCGAGGGAGGCGGTCCACCCGACTGGACGCAAATGCCGGCAAGGATCAGATCGTCGACCTGCGTCGCCGTAAGGCTGAACGCTGTCGGGGAGGATGAATTGCCGCTCTGAGTTGCCCAAGCAACATCCGCCGTGGTGATCGTACCGCTGAACTCGGCGACGAAGGCACCCACGAGGTTCGAGCCGCCTGAAAGTGTGACCGTATTCGCGCCGGAACCGCCAGCAATCCCAACTAATAAAGTCATCCCATTGTCAAATGATTGTGTCTGGATACCCCCGACTTCGGTGTAAGAAGTGCCGACTGAATCTGTAGCTCCGGTGGGTGTGCCAATTTGCGCTTTACCTATAACAACAAGTAAGTTACCGGCAACAACCGGATTAGTGAATGTCGCCGTCGCACCCGTTGTAGTTGAAGCGGATTGAACCAAGGCAGGAACCAGCACGCCGCCTGTAGTGTTCGGATCGCCCGAATTGAGTGTGACAGTACCACTGGCAGTGGGCGCTATCCACGACGGCGCGGCGCTGGAACCATTCGACTGAAGAAGGTAGCCGGCGGTCCCCGGAGCTAAACGAGTAGCTGTTCCGCCCACTCCAGCGCTGATCATATCGCCCAGTGTGGTCATTGGATTTGAAAAGCCGCCTGAGCTCGATCCGCCGCCGATAATCTGGAAGTTTGTTCCGTCATAGCAGAGGGGGACGATCTGGCCAGCGGACATTTCACCGCCGCTGAGAGCGCTCGATCCCTGCTTTTTGATCGGGATAGCGGAGCCGCCGTTGACGGCTATTGTCGATGCGCCAGTGTTTGCATTCGCAATCTTTACAAGGATGCATATCCCTGCAATCAGCGTCGCGATCGCACTGAAGGCCACGGCGTAGGCATTGGCGGAGCCGGTGTCGGCTGCGTAGCTCATATGAGGCGTGACCACATCCCAGCTTGTGCCGTTGTCATAGAGCACCGCGCCGATGTCTGTGGCAAAGAAGATGCGCCCAGCTTCGCCGGCCGCTGGCAGCGCAGAATAATTTCCCTCAACGATGACTGAGCTTAAAGTGATCATGGTTCTCCTACTCGACGTAGATTGGGTTGCCGTTCACGTAAATGATGTTGCCGAAGCTGTCGGTCAGGACAGTGGCATCGGTGAGATCGAATCCCCACACATTGACAAGAGCTGATCCGGACGCCGAAGGATCAGCCACGCTCACCGCAGAGATCGTGTGAGTTCCGGAGGCTTCCGGCGCGGAGTAATTTCCTGAAGCATCGATAATGCCGACTGTGACGTTGCCGCCAACAATCCCGTCAACCTTCCAAGTGACTGCCGGGTTTGTGTTGTTCAAAACGGCAGCCGTGAAGGCGCAGCTCGCGCCAGCGCCCACAGTGGCTGATCCAGGCGATACATTCACTATCGTCGCGAGCGCGATCCCTGATGTGCAGTAAAGGGCAAAGAGATCAGCAGTGCCGTACCAGGTAGCACCTGTGTCGTCGTTGAAGGATGCGTGGACGATGTTATCGGCGTCGACAAAGCATGCTCCTACGCCCTGCGCGTGACCACCCGACGACGTGTAAAAAGAATCGCTGGTGCCGGCGAGTATCTGGAGCGTCTCTCCTACACCTTCGCCGGCTGGCACGTCAAAAGTCGATCCGTTCGCCATGTTCTTAGCACAGCCCACGCCGAAGACTTGACCATTAGGAAGCGTGCATTGAATCCAAGCACCCGCTCCCAAGGTTACCGGGATGATTGTGCCCACGTTGTTTTTCCACGCGAAGACGAGCACCGTTGCGTTTCCAGCCCAGATATTCCCTGAGTGATCAGTTGCCTCGCAGTGAACGACGAAGCCTCCATCTACCCACGCACCCACGAGAAACATAATGTGGCTCGTCGATGCTTGGTCGTGGACATAGGCAGTGGCGAACGACTGGCTGGTCGTAAATCCTGTTGGGAGCGAAATGGTGGTTCCATCGGCGAGGATTCCAACGCCGAAGAGAATTTCCTCTCCACCGAGCAGCGTGAGTTGAATCCAAGTTATCCCACCACTGCTCGTCGTCATGTCACTGCTGAGCCACGCGAGCGCAGCAAAATTGACCTGGCCACCCCAAGTGTGACCTTCGCAGTCGTCATAAATCAGCGAGAGCAGGTTGCTCGTATTCGCTTCGCAAAGACGAATTATGTGTGCGGAGTGAAACTCGATCGCAGAGCTGGCCGCGGCCGCCCATGCCATGCGATTTGCGGCTGGATATCCAGTCGACGGCAACTAAAATGGTGTGCCGCCTTGTTCTGCACCGGAGAAGAATGCGGCTTGCCCCGATGCCAACGGAATTACGGTAAATTCTGAGCTATTGCCTGGCTCACTGCCCGGCACACTTGGCCATCCGGCCTGCGTTGGGTCGCTGGTGTCGTAGAAGACTGTCGGGTTATAAGGCCCAAACGGAAACTCGATCTCTCCGCTTGTGGGGTCCGGCGTGAGTTGGATGGAGGCGCCAACGCCTTTTGCCTGGACGCCAGGTAGCGTTTTGATCAGACCGTCAAGAACCTCGTAATCGCCGGCATATTGAAAGTTTAAGGTCGCATCGATAGTGACGCGATCACCGAGCTGGATGGCCGCGGCAAAATTGCCAGCCGCGTCACGCGCAAAGAATGAAGTTTTCACTTTCGCAACGGCCGGCGTTAAATATGGTGTTTGATCGAGTCCCAGCAGCCGATCGCGTTCATAGGTTGTCAAGCGGCTGGCCTGGTCCCACGTCGTCGTCGAGAACTCAAGCTGCTGCTTTACCTTGTTGCGCTGGCGCGCTATGCCGATCCCAAGCGCGCCTTTGGCAAGCATGTTCTGTTTGTGCCAGAACTCCGGTGATCGTTCTTTGAAGCGCGAGTAGAGGAGGCCGATCGCGCCTCCTGAGCCAACAGATCTCGGATAATTCCATCCTTGAGATATGAGAGTAAAAGTTGTGGGACTGACCTGCTCAGGCGTGCCTGGGTTGATCACGTCTGGAACTGAGTAGATCTGCCAATTCGTGTCGTAAGGCGTGTTCGTTCCACCGACTGCGATGCGGTCGCCGGCGAGGAATGGATGCGGATCTTCCGTCGTTACTTCGAGACCCACGATCGAAGCGATCACCGAACAGGCCGGGACAAGCACATCGCGGAAATTTGCGACGAAGCGGTTTGCTGTTTTATGCAGAGTCTGATCTGAGTCGTTCCACGAGCCGGGCAGCACATTAGTGCGGCTGAAAGTGAACACACTCGATCGCGGCATATCACATTTGATTGAGATTTTTCCGGCGTATTCCGAAATGAAGCCACGGCAGCACTGAAGCATCGTTTCGAGAACAGCCTGGAGCGATGTCTGCTGGCTAAATGAATAGTTTCCTTCGAAGCGGCGACGGCCGTTCGCCAAGAACTCGTCGAAGTATTGAGCAGCCGTGAAGATCGATCCCCAATCGAACCTGTTGGCCACCGCCGCAGGCAGCGCGTCGGGACCACTGGAGATATCGAGGCTGTAATCAGGAAACAGCTTTCGGCGCAGAAGGACATCAACGATATGCCATGCGGGATTAGTGGTGAACGCATAACCCGTCTGATTGCCCTGGTCGTCAAATAGCCGGCAGCGGAGACCGCGCCAAAGGCCAACAGGCGCGACGTCCGCCCACTGCGTCGGGTCTGTCTGATGATCGTTGGTCTGATATAGAACAGGCTGCTTTCGCAGGATCGAGTAATAAGCTATGCGTGAAAAGTTGAGAGGCTGAATCGCTGGTGGGAACTGCGCCCAGAGAATGTCCACGCCCTGATCCGGACCATTCGACGAAGGCGTCAAGCCCGAGCCGATTATAGAATCGCAGCCGGTATGGAAGTCGAACACGAGATCTTGCTTCGGATAGTCCAGCGCACCATACCAACGCTGGCCAAGCCAATCGCTTTTAACCGTCGTGTCGCCGGTCCACGCGAGCATGTCGTTAATCCAGAGCTCAATGAGACCATCCCACTCGCCATGGCCGAGGAGCCAAATTCCTACGCGCGTGTAATCGAGCCCAGTAAGACCGGTGTTCTGCAGCGTCGTATATGCGTGACGCTTGCCGGTCGCCCACACATAGCCATAGCTCAGCGGGACCGGCTGCCCGGTCGTATCGCTGGCGCTGCTCGTCTGTGTGCTGGCCGCGTTGGGCATTAGATTTTTCGTCTCCGGTTTTGAACGTTATAAGAAGTGTTGGCGCTCGAATCCCCATAGTTCTTCTCGAAGTTGTTGAGCGCCATCATCGGCCGCTCGATAACCTGGCACGTCTCGAAGCTGTATTGACACTCAGTAGTCTCCGTCGATCCGCAGCGTGGTCCGCCCCATTGGAGCTGGCATGTTTCGCAATAGACTTCGAGAGGCGTGTCATCCTGCGCTGGATTGAGGAGTTGCACGCCATTGAGCTGGACAGTGTCGACACCCTTCGTGCCAAGCGTGAGAGTGCCGTGTACTTCGAGCCACGAAGCTTGCGCATCGGGCTGGAAATAGCGATAGATGAAGAACGCACCTTCCAGCGCAGTCAATCTCGCGAGGCGTTCAAAGTCCCGGCTGAGAGTGTCACCGCTGAGATTCTGAATTACGAACGCACCTGTATCCGAAGCGAGAGAGCGATTGAAGGTGAACTTGGGCACACTGAGAATCCACGGCTGATAGGGTCCGCTGTTAGATTGATCGACTGGCACAATACCTGTGCCGCCGCCCCCGACCGGAGGCCACTGATAGTAGATGGCGATGCCCACAAAGGTGACCGTCAAGTCCTGAAAGAAACCGGAGCCGGGCAACGTGTTCCAGAGACATACTCCGATTCGGCCGGTCGTGACAGCATCGGCGGTGTTGCCAAGAGTAGAACCGCTGTATTGGTTTTCCACCGTTGCGGTCGTACTGAAGATGACGACTTCGCGGTCGTCAGTTGGCTGCGCGTTGATAGCCAGCGATGGTCCCGAGTCGGCGATCGCGACGGCGGGATTCGGTCCATCGGTGCCGAACGCAATTACAACTGGATAGATCGCCTCAATGACAGCGCCAGACGGCAACGAAGGAAGTCGGAAGCTCTGCCACTGCGCCCAAGCCTCAACGGGAAGAAATGGCCCACTCTCAGTGATAGTGAGATAGGCGGAATCGATGCCAGCGCTTGAAGTGCCAGCTCCCGCATACGCTCCATGGAGAACCTCTGTGGGGAGCGCCCACGCGACCCGCTGGCCAGCAGGAACAGGAACCGGCGGAGTAGCTGAGATACCACCAAGTCCGGTGATCGCGTTAGGAGCAATGATCTTGCGATCGGACCAGTAGTAGACATTCCCATTCACGTCCTGCACGTCGAGCAGAGATACCGGCGCAATGCCGGTGTGCGCGCCTGTAGCGATCAGGGACGGGGCGAAGCTGATCATCGCATGACCTCGATCGCGTACCAACCGATTGCAGTCCCCGTCGCCGACGTGTTCTTTGCGTCGTCGCAAATGACCTGCACGTCGTGAATGTCCAGTGGGATACTCGCGTTTGTATAAACAATCTGCGGACCTATGTCTGTGGCGTTATAGCAATCGATGGTCACGACAAAGGCCCCATCGATATAGAGATCGCACTTGCCGAATTCAAGCCCCTTCAGCAGATAAAGCCTGAAGCCGTAGCCGCGATATTCATAAGTCGCCCAATCACCGGCCGCCGAGCCCGGATTATCCATCGTCGTGTAAGCCGCGCCTACAGGAAGCGGAACCTGCTCGGTGCCCTGGCTACCGGCGACGGCTGTGCGTGCGGTCTGTGTCCAAGCTCCATTCGTGGCCAGCTTCTGATCGCCGAAATCGTTGGTAACAAAAAAGGCAACGGCGTCGTTCGCCCAATCGCTGGGATATTCAAGCATTGCCTGCTGCGGGATTTCTTCGAAGGTGACATTCTGCACATCCCACATGCCGTTTCCGGTCTCGACGGGAATCACCTCGCTCGTGAAGCGGCCGACATATTGCCTGCCCCCACCGTCCCAGTCGACGATGGTGAAGAAGCCGTCCTCATATTGCTCGTAATAACGCTTCAGGCGCTGCACGCAGGCCCATGTACGAGTCAACCAAGAGAAGGTGAAGGTATGGCCGGTGTTAGAGGTTTCGCGCGTCCACGGAACACCGCCGATCGCTTTCTTGTTCAGCTTCGTGCTGGTGCGCTTTCTATCGAAGCCATAGTTCGGCGTCATGGAGTCCTGAATATCTTCGCTCCACGTCGTTGTCGCGTTGAGGATGTCGCTCGCCGGCATTAGAGACCGCCTCCGGAGTTCTCTGCCAGGCTGTCATTCACCGCGCCGCGAATCACATGCTTGTTCTGCATCAGAAAATTGACGCCGGAGGCTGCGTCGATCGCGTTCATGTGGACATGGACATCACCGCCAAAACCCGATTGCACTGGCATCGTCGCCGCTTTCTCAAACGCCGAGGTCATCCGTTCGTTGTGGTCAGCAGTGAAGATTCGCTCGCCTCTGTGGACTTGGGCGACCTGATCTTCCGGAACGAAAGGAGACCCGACATCATAGGAAGCGCCCGAGAATGTGTACATGCTTCGGCCCGCGCGCTGCTGCGAAGTGAGGCTTCCCATCGCTTGCTTAAGCTCTGTCTTGATCGTGTCCTGGTAGTAGCTCTGCGCGGCCGGTCCCATCTTGTCAGTCGCTTTCGCCGCCGTGGTCTGCAGCTCCTGCAGGTCGTTATATGCGCTCAGATAGTCCATGCTTCCGGTCTGGAAGCCGGCCATATCGCCAGCCATCTGCGGCCGAACGTTCTTCAAGTCATAGACCCGCGCCTTCTCGCGGCCACCAAAACCGATCGCGCCGAGGATTGCGCCGCCGGCCGCGCCGATCGCCGCGCCGATGGGACCGCCGAGGGACATGCCGAGCTGCATGCCGCTGGCAGCTCCACTCAACGCACCGCCGACGCCGCCGTTGCTCTCGAACGCGCTGTAGACGCCTAGCGCGCCACTTGCAGCGCCGCCTACGTTGTTCATGAAGCCGCCGCCGTTCAGCATTCCGCCGCTCGATCCAGATGAGCCGCCAGGCGCCCAGTTGCCATTTTTATCGAACTGACCGCCGAGGTCGACGCTCGTCGTTTCAGCCAGGCCATCGCCAGATCCCCCAGAACCGCTGTGGCCGCCGAATAGGCCGCGCGCTTGCTGGAATAGGCCCATCCCTTAAGAAATCGCCGGCATCGCGCCAGTGCGCCCCGTAGCGGCCGCGCTAGGCATCGTAAAGCCGCTTGCGGTTGATCCCATCGAACTGAAACCAGGAGCGCCTCCGCCACCCGATGAGAAGGCGCTCGATCCGCCGCCAGAGAAGCCACTGGAAACGCCGCCAGAGAAACCGCTCACGCCTGCGGTATGGAAGCCTGTGCTTGCAGGCGCTCCCAAGCCTGCGATCATTGCGCTGCCCACATAGATCGTCGCCGAGGAGACGCTCATGGTTGAGCTTTGACCAACACGCGATCCGAAGCCAGGATGGCCGCCCGCAGCGATTTCAGGCGGCACAGCGCCGCCGAGGTCCAATCCGCCGAGGATTCCCCCAAACAGTCCGCCGGTGCGGCCTGTACTGCCTCCCGCCGATCCGTGCTGCTGTACACGCTGGACCATCGCCGCCGCGGCCTGCCCAGCGACCTTGTCGCCCAAAGTCTGGAGGTAGCGAAGGGGATGATCCATGCCACGGAAGAACTGCTCGAACTCGCCGGCCATCTTCTGGCGCGCTTCAGTGGCCGCCTGGACCATCTCGGCATTCGCGTTCTGCGCCGCGGCCGCCACGCGCCGGTTGTAATCCTGCTGCGAGATCTCCTGAGCGTCGAGCTGCTCTTTGTACTTCTCCAGCCGCTGCTCATACTCACTCTCGATCGCGGCCGTCTTTTGCTTTTCGGAGTCAAGATATCGGACGCGTGCCTCTGTCTCGATCTGTGAGGTCTCGTCTTCATTGCGACGCGCGAGATCTGCAGCCTGCCCGGAAGCGCCCTGGTTGATCGCATTGACGCCGCGAGCCAGGTCAGCAGGATTGCCACCTTTGTCGGCATATTCACGTTGAAGCTGCTGGATCTGATTTCCAGCCTCTTCCCGGATACGTGCAAATCCCTGCAGCTCGCGATTAGCGCTCTGGCCAACGATCTCGTCGACGCGGTCCTTGAAAGACTTGTTCAGCTCGCCGATCTGCTGCGCGGTCTGATCATTGACAGCTTTCACTTCGGCCAGCATCTGCCCAGGATTCAGACCGGCGTTGTTCCGATAGATATCAGCGAGCTTGTTCGCGCCCTCCTGGCGGACGCGGGCCGGACCGGTCAAACCGCTTAGAGCCGATTCCTCGCGCATTCTGGATACTTCGCGGTTTTCATCCTGCAGGCGCTTCATTTCTTCGTTGTGAAATTTCAGGCGCACGTCATTGATCGCCTGCGGCGTTGCCATTCCCTGCTGCTTTAGTTCTCGCTCGGCGGCGAGTTCCTGCTCACGGATCAGCGCCGTACCCTTTAAGCCGGCGTCGATAGCCTCTTCATGAAGTTTTCGCAGCTCTTCTGCCTGCGCTTTTTCTGCAGTAAACAATTCAGCATTAGCCTTAGCCTGCACAATGGAGTTTTCGGCTTTTTGCTTGGCAGCACCAGCATCGGCGGCCACTGGGTTCCCTAGAATGCGGTCTTGCTCGTTTGCGTATCTGCGTTCTTCCTGCGAACGCGCGGACTGCTCTCTTATCTGGGCATCGTGCTTCGCCCTGGCCTGCGCCGCGGATGGCATCTTGGCGATCCGCGAATCGTCTAAAGCTGAACCGAGCGTAATATCCTGCAGCCGCTCATCGTGATATTGAGAGCCTTCGGTAAGCTGATTTAATTTGTCGATCTGCTGCCGTCGCTCGATCGCTTTAGCCTCTAGGTTATTGGCGTTGCCCTGCTGATGCCAGGATTCCAGCATCGATCCAGCGCCAGGCGCCACGAGATCTAAGGAACTTCGCCAACCGACTATGGTTCGCTTTGCATCCGCCGCCCTCTGATCAAACTTGTCCATCGAGTCATAGGCTTGCTCGATGCGCAGGCGGGTGGTCTCAATCGAATGTGTATCTCCAAATTCTTCGTTCTGGCTTTTCTTGACTTCTTTGACGTAATTCTCTACAGCTTTTTCGACGCCGCCATAGTGATCGATCACGGCGTCTATTCCGCGAAGTGCTTCAGCTCCGAACGCAACGACGATGCTTCCGAAGCCAATGCCGGCCATCAGACCGCCAAGCTTGGCGATGCCGCTCATGAGCATGTCATTCTTGGCGATCAGCGTTTCCATCGCACGCGGAACGTGAATGCCGAGCTCCTGGCGGAGCAGGCGCACTTTATCGAGAGATGTCTGAACGTGATCGCCGACTTCCTGCACAGCCTGGCGCGTCCAGCGCAGCGCTGGCGGCGCAACCTGGCCAAGATTCGATACCTCTTGCACGAGGACCTTCATCTTGGAGCCAGACGCGCTGCCAGCCGCGCCGAGCTTATCGAGATTCTGGGTGACGCTAGAGATCACCGCGGCCGAGTTGGCATCGGAGACGCGGATTACGATCTCTACAGCATTGGCGTCAGCAGGCATCGTTACTTGCTCTTCCGTTGGAATTTAACGCCACAATGCTCGCAATCGCGGCAGAAACGATTCTGGAGCCGGCATCCACACCCACCGCACGAAGGATGTTTCGACTCGAAAGCTGTTCTGGAGCGATCGAGTGCAATGATCCCGTCAATTTCACATGCTGCGAGATCTCGCGCCGCGAAAGTGATGCCGGCACGACGCAGCGCGTCGAGATGGAAGAGGTGATCTCCGAAACGGTAGTAGCCCGACGCGAGTGTCCGCTTCGGCAGTCTGGCTTCCATGCGTTCGCGCGTTTCCGCATTGGCTCCCTCGGCTTCGCGATCAAGGCGTGCGCGCGCGAAATCTTCCTCGAACATCTCTTCGAGAGCGATACGCACGCCTTCTGTGTCGCGCCAAACATCAATCATTGCCTCCCTCGATCTTTGGGATCATTGGAGCGAAGAGCTGGTTTGCCGCGGCAACCTTGTGATAGGCATCCATGTACTCGACGATGGAATCCTTGTCGCCGTCCTTGAACGGGTCACCGTCGACGCCGTATCCGTCGACGCCGGTGATCAGCTCGTCGTACAGATCGACGAGTGTCGACTGAGCACCCAGCCAGAGCGTCTTGCCTGATCGAGATCCACCGACAACAACAGACCGGCTGCTATCGCGCGAGAACCGCCGTTGCTGATCCCCTGTCGGAGATTTGAAGTCGTGGCGCAGGCCGACCTGCTGGAAGGTCTTGCCTTCTGCATTTGCACCCCACACCGCGTCGATCAAAACGGATTCGACACCAAGCCGAATTGGAGCATCGGAGATGTGGCTGCTTGGACCGGCCGAGGCAAGTACGGCCCCAACGCCGAGGCGGTGAGACACCGGAAGCTGTGATGTCCAGTTTGGAATTGAAGTGATGTTAAGGACACCCTCCGGAAGCGGATAGCCCTGGGCATCTGTGAGCGCCGACTCAACCAGCTCTACCCGAGCTCCGCTCCAATCAAAGGTGTCGATCTTCTTTCCGTCTTTATTTTCCGAAGTGTTAACAATGTTCTCGAAATAAACCAGCCAGGTTTTTTTGGGAATCCTGTTGACGACGAGTTTGTAGGTCTTATCGCGATCTTCGATCACGATGATGCGCGGCGTTTTCAGATCAATGCGAACCATAGGTTCCTCTTTCGTTTGTGAATTGGAGTTTTGTTCTTCCAGGTGAGGAACCCGGTCATGCTTGAAGTCCCGCGTAGCCCATGCGGAACTTCTAACCACAGCGGAGCAGTGCTGCGGGAATTGCGGTAATGGGCGCGCCTTGAGACGCGCCCGGCCGGTGAACGATTACGAAGTTGCCAGATATGCAGCAACGCCGTTGATCACGGTCGCCGTAATCGGTGCCGTGGTCCCATTCACGTCATAGCAGGTGGTCTCGTCCGCGTCGATCTGGTAGACGACCATGTCACCGTCAAAGCCAAGTTTCGTGGACTTGAAGTGACCGTGCGGAATCGAGATTGTTAGCTGCGCTTGCCCACCGGAGTTGACGGCGAGCTCGTAATCCGTCTCTGTGTCGCTCTGGAAGAGCGTGTAGATATCATCCGAGTCTTTCGCTGCGAACGTGGTTGACAGCGAGAACTTCGGATTACCCTTCCGAACGAAGATGCCATACTGGCCGCCGCCTGGCGCTTTATGGACCGTGAGCTGATTCTCAAACTTCAGCGTGGAATTCATGTGGCGGCCGATGAAGCTTGCAGTGCTGCCGACAGGCCCAAAGGTCAGAGCCGCATCGGAACCGAGGATATAGCTCTCTGCGGCCACCGCAGGCACGCTGCCCATCGCGGCCTGGATCTGACGGCCGGTTCCCATCATCGTCATCTCGGCCATGATCGCGCCGATATCGTTGATGGTGAAAGTAATGTCATTGACGCACATGTCCGGGCACTTGTATTTCACCGCCTCAGTGTCTTCGAGATAGACGGTAGTGGGAACGGCTGTGCGAGTCGTTTCGTCAAAGTCGAAGGTGTGTGTGTAGGGAGCGGCCGATCCTGTGACTGTGTCGGTTCCCATGCAGAACGCCAGTAGGTAGCCGGCGAGCCAGGGCGAGAGTTCTGCCTTGAAACCGGAGAACGATGTGTCAAAGCTCGTGACCTGGCCGCTGGTTGCAAACGCAGTGCCTTTGCCGGCATATCCCGAATCACTACGCCGCGTCGTCTTCAGCTCCAGAACCGCGCTGCCATCGAAGCGCTGGCGCTGCAGGAGCGCCGCGTCCGCCAGAACGGTATTCCACGCCGCCTGGGCCTTCGCACTGAGAACAAGGTTTCGTGCTGTTTTCCACTGCGAAACGAAATTGTAAGGACCGGACATTACTTCACCTCGGCTTTAGCGGCGTTTGTAGCCGCGGATGTTGTTTGTGCTACGGGCGCTGCAGATGCCGCGCTTGGCGGCGCTGGCGCAGCGGGTTTCGATGGCGCTGCCAATGGTTCGACAACTTCGAAAATCGGATTCCCGTTGTACCGCCTCGTTGACAGCACGCGATCCCACTCGCTAGTGAGAACGCGGACCGGAGCGCCGCTCTTGAACTCATAGTCGAGACGGCCGTTCGCGATCCTCACTACGCCATCAGCGCCCGCAAACGTGACGCCCGCTGCGCTAAGGCCAACCTGGATGAAATCAGAAGACTTCGAGTTCATGAGCCAAACCTCGCATTCGGTCCATCGAACTGCGCTATGCCGTTCACAAGAACGGTGATCGAAAAGAGTTGATCGACGGGGCCGTCATCAGTTACGACCGGCGAAACAGATTTGAGTGTCAACGGCATTGTCGAGGTTCCATCCTGAAGCGCCAGGCGCGCGCCCGCGAGCTGATTCACCGCGACCTCAACCAAAACAAGTATGGCAATGCGTTCGTCCTTCTTGCTCCGAAGGTTCGACTCGAAGCACATTATGTCGAAAGGCATTCCCGCTTCATAAGTGAGCCGCTGGTTATCGCGGAGGTTGCTGTATTCGGAACCGCCAAAGCGAACACGCATTGACGGCGGCCGAAGAGCAAGTTGCCCCTGCGCATTGAAGTCCCGGTCGCCGATCGAATCGATGTCGATCGAAGTCGAACCTCCCTGCGCGCTATAAGCGGCGGGCATCATGCTATTGAGGAGCGAAATCAGCGCGGCCTCAACATACGAGATCTGAAACTGAGAAGGTGATCCGCTCACTGCGCTCCCCCCAATCCGGCTGCGATGCTAGCGCGACGGCAATAGCTATTCACGAGGCTCTGAATGCGCCGAGGATCTTCGGGACGAAACACAAGATACGGCCGCGCCGGAATATTCTGATGACGCGAGAAAGACCTCACGTTCACATTGAACTGATTGCGCGGACCGAGGATCATGCGCCTGACAGTCTGGTTGCGGCCTGCAGCGTTAACGATCCGCATCTTTCCAACGCGCTGCTTTGAAAGGCGATCGTAGCTATGCTCCTTGACCTTCACCGTCGACTCAGCCCGCTCCAGCGTAAGCGGGCGGCTGCTGATGCCACCGTGATCGCGCGAGCCGAACTGATGGATGGGTGCATACTTCAAGTTTGTTCCGATGATCACCAGGCCAGGCTCCGTGTGGAAGCCGATTGAATTGAGAAGGTCGCCTTTGTCGATCAGAAGCTTATGACCCGATCCATACTTGGACGGGTTCTTTGCGATGGTCGATGGCGCAAGAGGTACCCACGAATTCGCGGGTGAGCCCTGGTCGCGAAATGTGCGACGAACAGAGAGGAGCTGCGACGCGCCGATCTCGCGCAGCAGCTCAGCGTTCTGAGCGAGCGAAAGATGGAACTTTCCCAAGGCGACTTTAACGCTGCTGTCGTCGACCTGGACAAGTGCCGTGCTCATACGAACCCCTCAAGGTTGCGATCGCTGAATTTCAAATGCCGATCTTTGTTCGAGACCTGCGGACCGCTCATCGAGCTCTGCGGCGTATTCCCCACCGGCTGATCGAGCGATGCCTTCGCGCTCGAAATATCCTTCAGGAACGCCATTGCCTGACTAAAGCGTTGCTGCACCGTTTCGCTGAGCTGAGTCTCACGACGCCGGCTGAATAACAGGTAGACCGCGATGTCGATGGTTAGAGACTTAACATCGTCGGTGACCTGCAGCGGCGTCACGTAGCGTGCGCGGCAATAGCTGTCGACACGTCCAGACGCCTCTTCTAAAGCAGCCGAAGTGACAGAGGCCATGATTGGATTGTCAGTATCCGGAATCCCTGTCGGCTCATCTACAGTGAGCTCGAACAGATCCTTCTGCGTGAGCCGCAGGGGAACCAGATCTGATTGCACCGCATAAGCCATCGATGCTTACTGCTCCTCGGTCTCTTCTTCAAGCGGCTGCTCGGGGGCAAGCGTGACAACTTTGCTTTTGAGAAGCGGGGCCGCGTGCGCGTCGGAAAGACTTACTGTCGATCCGGGCGCATAGCCTTTGCCGTGATGACGAAGATTCTTGCGAACGGAGTAGATTGTCTCCGGACCTGCATCCGGCGCGGATGCCGATTTCTTCTTCGCTGCCATTGGTGTTTCCTCCGGTTGATGAATTGTTCTGTGGAAAGGGGCGCGCCTCCGTGAAGCGCGCCCCGCCTACCGCTTGCTGCTTTAGCCTTCGATGTCGCTGGGAACCGTACCCATCGGGTAGTTCGCGCTCGATACAGCGTTCAAGATGGGGATGCCGGTTTCGATAGCCGTCACCTCAATCCCGTAGTACCAGTCGGCCGAGATCCAATCCTTCTTGGAGTCGAGATAGGGATCGGGGAACTCAAGCACACCGTAGCCGTCGACGGTATTGTCGGGACCGGGAAGCGTGCCGCCCTTGTCGTCCTGGCCGCCAGCCCACACGAAGGTCTTCGCGCAACTGACATCCATCTGCGTGGGAGCAGCCGAGGCATAGCCAAGAAATGCGTCGTATCCCCACACCCACGACGCGACGTTCCCCTTGCTGAGCGAGATCGCGCTGGCCTGAATCACTTCGACACCGAAGACCTTGCTCAGCATCTCGTTGGTGATGATGCCGCCGGTATTGGTGAACTTGAAGCGCTCCACGATGAGCGGGTGATTGCGGACGGCGGTCGCGACGGGATCAGATAGCACCAGGGCCATCTCGCTGTCCTGAATCCCCGCCTGGCGCATAAGCCCCTTGTAGCCGTCGATGACCACGATAGGATTCGATGTGACGGTATCGGGCGTATCATCGGCCGGCGTGGTGACGTAAGAGTCCCACTGCGATCCACCGCTCAGCGTGACCCCATTCGTGAAGTTGCTGGTGTTCAGCAGAGTATTCGCAATCGCGATCTCGCGATCGAGATTGAGCTGATTCATGATCTGCTGAGTCGCCTGCTTCTTCGTGCTGAAGCCGAGCCCAAGGCCGTAAGCCTCGGTCTCGCGCGGGATGTCCGTCGAGATCGCGTGGCTTGTGCACATGTATGGCGCGACCGAATATCCGCGCCGCGTGGTGATCGGACGATCGCCGGCCGCGCGCTGCGTGTTGCCGGGGACGCGGAAGTCGTCGCGGTTCCAGATGACGTACTGGAAAGACTGCCGCGCTACCGGAACGCGCGGTGCGAACCGCTCGCCGATTAACGCATTGTTGCGGAACTGCTTTGCGAAGTTGCTCAGCGCAACGTTCAGAGTCCCGACCGGCATTGTGCCGACAAAGCCACCCATACTTGGTTCCTCCTACTGCTATCCGCTCATCGCGGAGAAGTCGTGAAACTTGAAACCGATGCGCCGATTAGGCGTGAGTCGCGTCTGAACCAAGCAACCGTACGCAGATGTAGTCGCCCGCGCTGGGATTGCCCGAAAGCGCCTTGGCGACGATGACATTGCCTGAAACCGCGGTGATGAGCTGGCCGCTAGCATTCGTCGCCAGGAGCGCGCCAGCCACAACGGCCGCGCCGATCTGCGCCACGGTTTGGCCGCCCTCGACGACGAGAAGCGGAAGACCTGCCACGGCATCTTCGGCGATCAAGCCGGTGATTGCGACGCCAGCGGACGCAATAAGCGTCGCGCCCTGGCCATCCGTACCGGAGGTGTAGCCGACAGCCAGGCCGCGCGTGTAGCCGGAAGTTGCGGCCGGCGTGAGGCTCTCGGTGATCTGCGGGCCTTTCGGCATTTTCGTTTCGACATTCATAGCTCGCTCCTCGCGAAAATCCTTAAAGTCGGCCGCGGCTCTGTCCCGGTTACTGAGCCGCGGTCATTATCCCTACTGAGACCAAACCGGGTGACACCAGCACGGAACCTAGACAGCGCCCGCTTGCGAACCGCCCGGCTGCGCCAGCTCCGGATGATCGGCAATCACGCGATCGAGCGCCTCGCTGAAGGTGACGTTCTTTTCCTTTGCAAGCGCCGTGGCCTGATCGTTGAGCGCGATCGAATTCGAATCCGCCTTGACACCCTTCCCCTCGGTGAATTGAGCGGTGCCACGCTTCGGGACCGTCACAGGCGCGCCCGTAAAAGTACGGCCACCCGGAACGATCTTCGGCAGACCCTCAAGGAACAGAACAAGCGTTTCGAGTGGCGTGATGGTCTTCTTCGCGTCACCCTCGCCAAACTCGACCGTCGTAGTGACCTTCGCCAACTCCTCGAAGACCAGGCCGAGGCCCATCTTCTCGAACGCTGGCACCCAATTGCCAGAACCCTTCAAGCGATTCACGGCTTCAATCGCGCGCTGCTTGGTCTCGCTGGTTGCGATCTTGGTTTCGCGCTCGCCGAATTTCGCAGTTTGCGCCGTGAGATCAGTCTTGAGCTGCGTGATCTCCGCCTGCAGCGGCTTCGCGGCGCTCGTGGCCGCCTCGGTTGCGATGCGCTGAACTTCCGCTTCGCTGAAGGTCTTCGAGGCGGAGCTGGAGCCGGGCATGTGTTCCTTCAGCCAGGCCATAAGCCCCTCGGCAAATGTCTTTTCGGTATTGTCCACTGTTTCCTCCTCGCCGAAATCGACCGCGGTAAACTTGCGGCCGGCGTCGTCGAAATTTAAGTTTTTGAGTCCCTTTACCTCGGGCGGCTGCGCGCCGAGGAATGCCACATGACGAAGCCCACTAATACGGCCATCGTCATCGAGATAGAAAGCGGCGGAGCGCTTTTTAAAGCGGCCAGCGAGAACAGCTTTCTCGAATGCCGGATCTACCTCTTTGAATTTCGCAAGCAGAGTGTCGCCCTGGCGCATCAGGCGATCGGCCCAGCCGTATGCCGGCAGATCATCCTTCGGATGGCCGATACACGCGGGAGCTTCGTGGAAGCTCGGATCGTAATTGGAGATCACGCGATCTAGGTCGGCGGAAGTAAATGATCCCTTCTCGCCGTAAGTGCCGGCGCGGAATATCTCAATCCAGCCATCGCCGAAGTCAGACTTCCCGTCAACCGTCTTTGTGATATCTGCCACGGAGCCAATGTAGCGGCCAATCGAGATGCACCGTGGATAACCTGCTTGACGCGCAAAAGATGCAATAGTCGCACGCGCGCCAAGCGTTCTGGAGCGACAAGCGTCGCTGTTTACGCGGCCATCAGGCTGCGGAATTCGTTGCTTTCAAGTTCCAGTATGGTGAGCGGCTTCAGCGCAATGCGCTCCAATCCGCCTTCGCTCGCGTCTGGATCGATGTCGAGCGCCTCATCCTCTGGGATCGGAACCACTGAGCAGCGGCAATTGAAATCCCAGGGCGGATAGATCTTACGCCATACTGGGTCGATCGCGCGCGCAATGAATCCGTCGAGCTCCGCATGACCAGGCCGCACGCGCGTATCGCCGACCGTCCAATACTGCCAGAAAGGCAGAGCGTCCAGCATGTGCGGCTCTTGCATCTGTTCGAGCCGTCCGGCCGAATAGGCTTTCTGCATGCCGGTTTGAAACGCGGTGTCTAGCGTGAATGCGTTCAGATCCTCAACGCCAGCATCGCTCGTGAGTTTCTGAACGGCCGCGTGAAAGTCTGCGGGCGTCTCACCGTTCTTTGCAATCTCCGCCATGCGATCGCGGATCTTGGCGATCAATCGCACATCGCTCGTGCCGGCGAGGGTGAACGCATCTTTGCGATATTGCGACGTAAGCCCATCGAAGAGCTCTCGCGTAATCGGCGTTAGATTGCTCAGATACTTTTCCGCCGCAACGTTCGGCATGTCGAACGAAAATCCAGTCGTGATGCTCTGGTCATCGTCTTCTGCGAATCGCAATGAGCGCGCGCCGGTCGCGAGCGGCAACGCTTTGCCCGTCTTGTTCTGGGCGTGGCGCAATATCTGCATGCGCCCAAGCATGTCGGCCGAGGCCAGGCGCCGCGCCAGCAGTTCGCCTAGCTGGCGCTGCACACCGTTATCGCGCGGCGTGCCGAAATGGAAGCCGAGCTTCACGCTACTTCCTCATGACAGGAGTGACGGCGTCCGCGATCTCCTGGATGCGCTGCTTAAAGAGGCCGGTGGATTGAGTCTGTAGATCCTTAAATACTTTGTCGAACTCTTCCATCTCTTGATGTGCCTGAGCCTCTGGAGATACTTCAGCAAAGGTTGCACGCGCCTGGTCCGCGATCGCCACTTGCGGGGCTGTGATATTCGGCTGCAGGATGTCATCCGGATTCTCGCCATTCTCGCCGGCCGCCAAGGGCACGTCGTAGCGCTCCGTGATGTATCCAACGGTGAATTTCTTGCCCATACGCTGCAGGCCCGCGTCGACAGCGAGACGGTTGACCAGGTCTTCGCCTTCTTCGATCTCGATGGTCCACTTCGGCATCGGAGCATCCGGTCCATAGTTCCACAGAACCAACGGTCGGATGAGCTGCCGATTCACGACTGTCATCACGGCTTTCGACAAAGCGACCGAGCGCCGCTGCAGCGTATCAGCGTGCGTTTCGCCCTGAGCCTTTGATCCAGCTCCGTCCTCATTGCCGAAGCTGGTCAGCGTCTCGCCGAGCACGCGGCGGATGATGGAGTACTGCATTGCTTTGAAGAGATGCTCGTGAACATCTGGACTCAAACTTCGCGCCGTCTTCAGCAGCTCTGTCTCCACCCTCAATCCTTGCGGCACTGCGATTGCGACGTTATCGACAATCGCCTGCGCAATGTCTACGGCTTGCTGGCGCTCGGCCTGGTTATCCGGATCGTTGTAATACACCATCGCGGTGCCAGGTCCCTTTTCCGCATACTGCATCCAGAGTCGCTGGACGTTGCGCTTAAACCAACTCGGCCAGAAAAGACTTTTAAGCAACGGCCGTCCCATGCGATTGCGCGCACGCTTGCGATAGCTCGTAATGATGAACTTATGCTCGGGCACTTCCTGGCCCTCGGCCGCCCACGGTTGATCGATGAACTGCATCGGCCCGACCTGCGGATAATAACGGTTGCCAAACAAGAACAACTCTTGCGGACAATCATCGATCTCTAATAGAGAAGCTTGGCCGGCGCTCACATCGAAGATCATCTCCTGCACGCTGAACCCGTAGCCTGGCGCATCCAGAATGCAGTCCAGTACCGAGTCGAAGTTAACGTTCTCCAGTTGTTGTTCGATGAATTCCTTGATGTCGACCGCGAGCGAATCATTGTCGTTGGCCGGCGCAACCGCGCGCGGAC